TAGGGCCGCTAACCGCGACGTTACCGGATACAGGGATAGGTGTATTTTGAATAGCTACTGGAATAGTACCAGCAGCAGATACGTCAACAGGTAAAGGTAATTGATCACTAGCAATAGCAACAGAAAGAGATGAACTAGATGGTTTAACACCAATAGGAGAGATGATAACTACATCACCTTGTACTCCAGTCGATCCACCATCTAATTCATCATCTACTAGTAATATTCCGTCTTTACGTGTACCCATCTATTATCCTATTTCTTAACGGCCAATAGCCCAAACGTCGATGGTACCACCTAAGATAGCTTTACTAATTCTTACACGACGTACGTGTGTAACACCTGATACAGCTACTGACTTAACTGCATTGGCGACTGGTACACATGCTGAACCTTCTGGTGCCCATGAACCTGTATAGCTAGTTACATGAGCAGTTTCAGGTTGAACAGAACCATCACTTACACCAGTACTACCAACTACATAGTAAGTGATCTCATTAATATTAGAACAATCAACTGGCCCGATTTCATCAGACACAGAGTTGACTGCTGACTGAGCAGACATGATCTTGCGACGGAATAAAGCCATTAGATAATCACAATCCAGTTAGTGCCATCATATCTGGCTAATACTGATTCAGTACCACCCGGTATTACTGTTTGACCGGGATTATCTGTTTTGCTATTCTTAATATTAACAATGGTACCTTTAACTTTATCTTCGCTAGTTAGATCAGCAAACTCTCGTTCTGGTAGAGAAAGAGAAGTAACTGTAGCAGTATCACTACTAACTACTCTCCAGTTAGTACCATCCCATCTTGCTAATACAAAATGAGTTCCACCACCAACAACAACTGATCCCCAAGCAGTAACAGCAGAATCATTAAAACTTATAATTCTACCTCTAATATCACCCGGCCCTTGACTAGCAACTGTTCTTTCACCTGGACTTATAGCATAAGCAGATGCTATATTACCTTCTGCACAATATATAACATAACGAGACAAAAGAGATCCATTAGCCTCTATAGTGGTAACAACAGGAGTAGCACTAAAAATAGGTGGAACTCCTGCACCTTGACTAATTAACACTTGACCAGTTGGAGCAGTAGGTAAACCACCAGATCCAGGAACCTGAATCATATTAGTAGCTTCTCTAGTCACAACTAAAGTATCTGCTGCTGCTTTAATAAACATAGAACCAGTAATAGCGCCAGTAATTGCATTAGCAAGAGCAGTCCACGCGACGCCGTCTAAAGATGTAGAAACAGCAGCCGCTGCTGTAACAAATGTTAATTCAGATGGTAAAGCATAAACTACATTAGCTTTTAATGTAGTAGGAACTCCGTGAGATATAACTGTACTCATTGTTGTTGTCCCTGCGGAGCCTGTTGTGGCTTAGCTTGTTCTTTAGCATTAGCCTTATCTGTTTCTTTAGTCTTATTATCCTGTTGACCCTGCTGCATTTCTTGCTGCTGCTGAGCCATCATTTGCTGTTGAACAATAGCATTATGTTCAGTAAAGTGTAAGTAAACATTCTGCCATGCTTCTTGAATGTTAGTATCAGGATTACTCTTATACCATCTACCTACTGAACTAATTAGCCAAGTCCTACACGTCGCGGCTTCCAACTGATGATTGTCTAACATCGGATCAGGTTGAATACTGCTAATACGTGGCGCCGGCGCTTGAACCTGACCTAATTGAAACTGGTGACTCAAATTAAGATCAGTCTGTAACTGCTGTTCAAACTCTTGAGACTTAGGATTAGGCTGAGCCGTAGTCTTAATCATCTCTTGAATTTCAGCTAACTGCTTAAGCCGATCTTCTTCACCCGGTACTGTAATATTACTAATACCAAGCATAGATGAGATTAATTCAACATTTTCAGGATCAGCAAATATATTACCTAACAAAGTACCCGGTGCGCTTGTAGGTAAAAGCGACATCACTACGTCGCGCTGTTCAGTCCAGCTAGAAGGAATTGATTCTTTAACATCAAAAGTAATATCACCAACAGAACCATCAAGTTTAGCCTTCTCAATAACTACATTGACAAATGCTCCACCTGATTCTTCTACTACTTTCTCATCATCCTTCATTAACTCAGCATACATTGGTACTGCTAATTTCATTGCAGCAGCATAAAACCTTTTAATGACTGACCAATGTGGGCCAAGTCGCTGTAGACTCATCTGACGCGACGATTCATATTCCTTAGCAGTATTTGATCCGCCTTTAAGTGCGCCACCGTAGATTGTCGGCATCGCTCCAGATACAAATTGACCCACCTCAAATAGCTTATTAGAGAACTGGGTATGTTCTTGACTAAGCGAAGATTGACTAGTCTCAAAGAAATCACTATTAAGCGCCATTCCAGCGCGAGGCTTAGCCTGTGTAACATTTCCTGGCTTTGCTCGCTGAGATTTATACATATCCAGATCAAGAGTCTCTGGACGTACAAACGTCTCTGGTACATTATGTTCAATGGCATCTAGTGTGAGATTAAACATCTCATTAGTCATGTCTTGAATATCAATAGTGTCCTTACCAAGTGGGACACCTTGTAAATGATCTTCAAGTGGATCTTTAGCGACGATCCAATGTTCGTCGAGGGCTTCGTTTTCCGCGACGACAAGTACATCGTCTAAAAATATGCAGTAAGCTCCATCAGGATACTTAGCTTTATATGCAGCTCGCTTATCTAAGTCACCTAAAATATTGAATGCCCACGGACGAATCCATCGCTGCTTAACTGTGACTAGATCTTCAGCATCAGCGAAGTAGCGATTAGGTAAACGAGTCCATCGCTGATCTACATAGCTTTCGCTAGTCTGCGGTGAGACATTAATCTTAAATTGATCCATTACATCTGCATAGTGCATCTCTGTAGTTAGAGTTAGAACAGGAACTTGCTCCATATCTGTAACAAACAGAGGAATCTCTACGTGTAATGGCCCATAAAGATCAATACAAATCTGATGTTTCGGTGTTAAGTTATAATCAAGAATGACATCTTCTTTTTGTTCCTTAACATCATTAACAACTGGCCCTACATATCCACACGCTGCACATATCGCATCGTTCGGGTCTGGAGTTTGATCGTTTGGAGCTAATTCCTGACCACATGAAGGACACTTCTGAACAGGAATCTGATTAGTAACAGAACCCATGATCGGCTCTTTATTATAGCCGAGCTTAGAGTTCTCTTTAGCATAGATATAAGCAAAGACAAGACCCTGATTATATCGGATCTTTAAAAACTTCTGAATTAATTCTTCAGGATCATTAAACTTTTCAATCTTCTTCTTCTGAATTAATTCATAGGCTTTAGCAGTATCAATATCTTTTGCAATGTCAGCGTCAGAAGGTATGTACTTAACCCTAGGAGGCTGACTAGTAAGAGCAGCAATAATTGATTGACCGAAAGCTTTATAGACGTTGATGACTTTAGCATATTCTTCAAGGTCAACATCCTCATTATTATGAATTAAATATCCACCTTGAGCAACTGGTGCCCATGCTTGGAGTTGGTCATCATAATAAAGAATCTGATCACCATCCCAATACATCGCGAGTTTCTTATAGAGTCTATTACGCCAATCTCGTAGACTTCTATCGGCATTATCAAGATCCTGACAGATAAATAAGAGATCAGCTTTCAGATCTTCATCATCAATCTTATCTTCTGCTCTTACTTCTTCCTCTGGTTCAGGAGTCGGCGCCTCCGGCGGAGCTTCTTCTAATCCCATTTCCGGCAAAGGAAGTTGAGATTCATCAGTCGGATCTGGCGACGGATTATCTTGATTGAGTATTGCCAAATCTTCTGGATATGGAAACATATTTATCTCTTAGTAAATAGCAATCCGTCGCGTTCTTACAGGTCGTCCTGTTTTCTCAGCTAACGCTTCATCTTCTGCTCTATTACGTCTGGCAATAGAGGTAGCGAGATTCTGTCTAGGAGTTGGGCCAGTGTAGTTAGTTTTCGCCATTTTACTTTTGACCTTTGGCGGTAACTTACCCTTACCCTTAAATCGTCGCGTAACTTTTTTAGGCTTAGCCATTAGTAGTTTCCTACTGCTCGCTTACGCTTTGGTGCCGAAACTTCTATCTTAATAGTAGGTGAATCATCATCTGGTAATTCAATATCATGATCTATTGATAAACCTTTTTTCTTTAAGATAGCAGCAGGTCTTGCTTCTCTTTGCATTAAAGCAAACGGATTAGGTTTATCATCTTCTGCTGGATCATCTGGCTTATGTTCATCAACTAAATTATCATCAAGATTTTCATAGAAAGAAGGAGGCATTTTACCCTTGTAATATTTTTCTTTATTACTAAGAGCAGCTTCCTTAACTGGAATTACAGGCTTAGCTTTAGCCATTAGCTTATCCTAGAACTGAGATACAGAACGACCAGCAGTAGGAGGTGCATTAGGATTAGCCATATCACCACCAGCTTGAGTAGGACGCTGCATTCCCATTCGTTGTCCCATTCGACGACCCATCATCTGTCGCCTATTCATCTGACCAGACATAGGCATCTGAGCAGGAGTTCCAGATGCAGCATTAGGATCTGCAACACCATTAGATTGTGTCATAGCCTGTTGCTGAATAGATGGTGCCATTGGTGCTCTGCCAAATCCCTGTGGCTGCATCATTCCTTGAGCAGGTCGCTGCATAGCCTGACGATTCATCAACATATTACGCATCATCTGATTATCAGCACCTGGATCTTGCTGTGGCATTTGTTCAGGTAGAGATAGTCCACCTTGATATTGATCTGCCATTCCCTGCTGCTGATTGCGATATGCTAACATCTTATCGCGCATCGCAGCAATTCGCGGATCTTGCATTTCATCAGCCATTTGATTTCACCTTATTCAATGGACGGAACTTGTATCTATCTTTATCGCGACTCCGATTAGAGAGTACTGCTCCGATAGTCCTAATGTTAGTTCGATTTAATTTATTCATCGCTAACACTGGTTCATCTACTAACGACGGATTAGGCTTAGGCCCTTCACTATCGCTAGGATTGTAATTAGTAAAAGAACGGAGTAGATGCTCAAGTGTTTTAATCTCGCTATCTTTAGCTTTAAGTAATAGAATTAATGATGGCTTACTGAGGACGGAATAGTCGTCGCCGTTTAGAGACTGACTGTCCTTGTTTACGTTTCTCAGCATCGAGTTGAGCCATTCTAATATAGTACGAAGTATTGTCATTAGTTAACTCACGATGTTTCTCAATCGCTTCAAGCTGTTTAAATTCTTTATCATCTTTCATTACTTCGTCTATATAGCGATCAACACCTTTGCATAGATAACGGAATCCATCATATGCGTCGTCGCCTTTAAATTCAGCGACATCTTCATATCGTTTAGCTGATCGTCCAGTGGATCGATCTTCGTTATAGACACAGATAGGTAAGACTCTTATGATTTCTTCACAGGTATTAAAGATTTGAAGCCGGGGGAGGTTGGCCTCAACATTAGGTAAGAAAGATTGAGTGTATTTAGTAGCAGCAGATTGACCGAAATTACGAAACAGCGTGTCGTATAACTGTTGATTAAATCCTCCAGGTGTTACATTCTTAGGTTGAGGCATTGACTCAAACCTTAATAGATCATGAATGAGTAACTTACCACTTAATCTATTATTGTCTGCCTTCTCAACCTTTGGCCCTAACTCAAATAAGTTAGCTGTGATCTGCTGAATAATTGACTGTTCATGTCCTTCATTCTTCCATGCAGAAGGATCAACTATAACACTCTTAATTTGAGCAAGATCCGGCAAAGACCTACGATAAACTTCAGCCGACCACGTTCTAATAGTTGCCTTATTAATGACGAATTCATCATATAGGTAGACTCGCTTATCTGGGCTAATTGCCATCCATCCTGCCCATGTATTAGCAGAATGTCCCCAGTCAATACCTAATAGACGAGGCCAATAATAAGGAATAATAAATGGTTGTATTACATGAAGTGCATTTTGTGGTTCACCATTTAATCTCTCTGGTCTGAACTCTGTAAATACTTGACCCGCAAATATCCACCAATCACCTTCTATCTTTGCCCTGCGCTCATGCTCAGGTAACATCGAGAGACGATCTAGATAAGTTGGGTCATTCTTTGTAAGTTGAGGATTGTCTGTTGCCCAACTTCTGATGAATATTCTCTTATTGCCTTTAGCATCAACTAAGAGTTTTCCACCGTCGCGACAGGGTTCGATGAAACGTTTCCTAACCCAGCCATGTCCAATATTTCCTGGATTGCTTGCACTTCTAATGATGACAGGTAAGTCGCCAACTGCTCTGCGGATTCTGGAAGTAATATAGAGGTATTGAAATTCAGAAAAATGCGTAAGTTCGTCAAATGCGACATAATGATATTCAGCCCCATCGTGGTCTCTAGCATGTTCATCTCTTTCGAGATAAGCAAAGCGGATAATTGCGCCACTAGGGAATGTGAAAATTCGTTTAGTTTCGTTGTAGCTTCCGCCGACTTTTCCATATAAATACTTTGCTCTTATAACAAGCGTTTCATCTTGTTGGGTTAAAGTTCGACGAAAGAAGATACCATGAAACTTAGGATGTTCATGTAATCTATATAAGATAGGAAGCATTAAGAGTAGCTCTGATTTGCCACCTCCTAATGCTCCACCATAAAATCCCTCGAATACTTCATATGGTAATTCAGCAAAGATACGCTGTTTCTTATTTGGATCCCATACATCGCCACTTAGCTGTGCTATTGATTCAGCTATTTGTGTGCTAGTAATTTCGACAGACATACTACTTCATGAATGCTGGTTTTTTCTTACGTGTATCAACGATATACTTGAAGTGAATGTCTTTAGCTACGTCTTTATCACCATTGTTAGATGGCAGAAATGTTACAGCGTCGCCAACTTTTAAATGATGAAATGGCTTATCACTTTTCAGATTAAAGTCTGACCAGTGAAAGAACCACTCTTTTGCTCCATTAGTAACAAAACCAAATGTACGTTGAGGAAGATTAATATTACGAATCATACCTGTCTCGCGTTCCATTGCTTTAACCTCGTAATAAACTGGAATAAATAGAGTCGAACAAACAGACTCAAACATTGATAACTTCGTACTGTTCAACTGTTCTAACAGTAGGTTGAATGATTACAAATTGAGCAGTAGGTTTTTGTTCTTGTTCTTGTGGCTGTACTTTCTGTACTACATTTGCTAACTGATTAGCAACGAATACAGCATCCTTCGCCGTTTTAATAGCATCATACATTTGATTCGTATCAGCCATATCTAAAACTTTAATAAGTGCATCTGCTGACTTATTACGAATCTTATGTAACTTACGCTTAACTACTTTGCTAAGATCAAAGTCTAGATCATCTTCATGATTAACTAAGCCTCTCCTATGTAATGATGGCGAGGCTGTGCTAACACCTAATAGATCTGATGCTAAACTATTACCTAGAACTGTACCCATTAATGCAATATCAGCTCGCTGTTCAGTAGTTCTATCAGCAGCTCCGTTGGGTCTACCAGATCGTCTATCTTTACTGTATTGTGTTTCAGACTGAGCATCGTCGAGTATTCTTTGGAGTTTGACATCAGGATCGCTATTATTAGATCCATTGTTGATGTTAACTCCGTTGAGTAAGCATTCGACGGAATCGAAATCTGAAGATGTATTGGCAGATGTTGTTTCATCATCGGGTTCTTTTAAAGACTCAGTATCTATAACTTCATCGCGATGAATCTCTGAAGGGAATCCTTCTTGATCAGATGGCCGTCCAATAAGAAGTGAATTTAAGAGATTAGCATCTGAAGCTAAGCGAGCCTCGATTTCCTTTTGAGTAACAAACATCTGCCAATTCCTTTGAAGTATGTTATTTAATAAAGAAATTCAAATAAGATACTTATAAGTCAATAAAAATATAATATGTAAACTTCTAACTAAGTAAAGTTTAGCATGAAATTTAGGCGTGTCAAGAACTATTTTGTACAGAAATAGGCGCAAATCTGTACAAAGTTAATTGTTCATTATTGGTGCCGAGGGAGGTGTGAACAATTGATTTATCTAATTTTTTTCTAAAACAATTTACTTTCATCCAGAATAGATTTTAAATTTTACTTTCAGGCATTTTAGATATTCCCCCCGCGCGGGCCGAGATGAGACTCTAAGTTGGGGTGCTGCTACCACCATTGACTGATATACAGTCCCACTCATAAGACAAATACAAACATACCCCATATAAAAA